GTTCGCGCGCTTCGATTATTGCTTTCTCCAATTCGTCAAGTTGGTCGCGCATTCCAACTATCCGCGCCATCGCATGCGAATGCACGTCAGCCAAAGCGGCTGAAGCACGATGAATCATCTGGTCCGCGACTGCCATTGCTTGCGCGGACGAAGCGTCTTTATTAGCGGTCGCGCGATTGACAGCGTTCTGCACTTCCTTCTCAATCTCTTCAATAGTCGATGCTTGTTCTTCAGTCATCTTTGGTCCTTTCTAGTGTGATTTTCACCTTTTCGCCCACCTTCCACGTTGGTTCTTCATATCCAACATGCAAAGCCTCGTACGAACCACGCAACAAAACATACCAGCCTAAGTCTTCCTCACGAAATGTAGCATGTTCGCCCATACCTTTTAACCATACTTTACTACTACGTCTTTCAATGCGGGCTACGGTTGAGTAGATTATGTATCTCATTTATATCCCAAATAATAGACCCGGTGGGGTCGAACGGAGAGAACTTCCCCACCGGGCGGCTTAGCGCAGGATGCGGGTCCTACGCCTTGCCTGCTTCGAGGGATTCGAGCATGAACCCCAATTGATCGAGGGCCAGAATGGCCCCGCGCGGTACTGTTACGATTGGCAACCAGCCCACCCATTCGGGCCGCGTTCCACACCAGCCCGTGTTCGCCACGGACTGAATGAAGTCGTCTTCCTCAACCCCGGCCATGATGGAAGCTGCCATCAGGTCGAGGTCCTTTAGTATCTGCTCCACGTGGAACTCATCGTGGCGGTACACAACTGAATACTGATCGAATCTGAGGAACTCGTCCTCGGCTTGGTAGTCTGCCTTCACCTTCATAGTTCGTTCTCGTCTATAGCTTCGTAGGCGTCGGGGTTGATAGTAAACTCGGGCAGCCCCGCTGCCTTGCGCTGGGGATTCGCCAGTTCGATACACTGTCGGCATACTGGTTCACGCACGCCATTTACGCGTATACTCGGCACTTTGTGTGGATTGTAACCAAACACACGTTTACAACTGACGCAGCCGCTGAACGCTAGTGCATAACCCATCAGCCTTCCTCCCATTGAGACGCCAGCACAAGGGCCGCCAGCGTAAGTGCACCCACCGCAGATGCTTGCCAATGGGCGACCACCCAATAAATGCAGGTGATGACGAACGCCGCACCGATCAAGCCAAATATACCGTAACCGATCCAGTAAACCAGATCGTTGATTGCCTTAAGGTCCTTTTGCATTATTCTCTCCATTCTCACCGCATATAGCGCGGCTGTGAGCATGGTAGCACGGCGTGGTGCTTGTTGTCAAGGTATATTTCGGTATTCCGGAGCGAAGGCTCGTTTATAGGGTCGGAACATCGAAATCCAATTGACACAGCTGAGTTGGTGTGCTTTAATTAGTGCATGGCCCGATCCACGGAGCCAAATGGAGACTAGAATGGCTAAGCGCAAGAAGATGAGCAAGGCAGAGAGCGAATCGTACCTGAAGGAGATGGCGTCCCCACTTACAAATCCCAACGCAGCTGAATTGATACACGAACCCGCACAAACGATCGTGGTGGACGAAGAACCGGAAGAAGGCGCGGACGTACCCGAATCCGCCCTTATCGCTAATCAAGGCGACGAAGAGGCCGCCATCGCTGAGGTGGAAGAGGACAATAAGCAGAATAACTCGGTGGTGGCTGCGAAGTTCAAGGATAAGTACCTTGCGAATGCGCGGGCCAATAGAATACCAGGCAAGGCAGCCAAGCGTTCGAATTGGGATTGGCTTTCCCAGCAGATCGCTTCGGTCTGTCTGGACGAGAAGCACAAGATCCGAATAGGCGATTTTACGGCTCTCCTTGAAGCGAATGGTGTAGATCATTCGCGGTGGACCAATCGGAACAAAGGGTGGGAAGGGCGATTCAGAATGACCGGGCGGGTCGCGCTGCAGAAGGTGGTGGCCGACGCGGGGATACTGGTAATGCTGAATGGCGACCATGTGAATGCCCCGGCTGACTTCATCGAGCGCTTCAAGACCAAAGCGTAACCCAAATATAAAGCAGCCCGCCCAGGCGTAACAGCCGGGGCGGGCTTTTTCGTGTGTTATATTATTCTTTTTCGTTCCATTCTTCGGGGATGATGGTGAAGTCGTTGCCGTCGCAGCGGGAGAACTCCTCAAGCGCCCACGCGATCGCTTCGACACCCAAAGCATCAGAGGAAGATAGCCTGTCGGCCTCTTCGATAGTCCCCGCGTGGGATACTGTAAGCGCCGCGCGGTTGATGACCAAGAGCTTGACTGGTTCGTATTCGCTCATTCTCCTGTCCCCCATTCTTTGCCTTTGCCGATTTCGAACTCTGCGGTGTAGAAGACGAGGTTGGAATTGCCGTTCTCGTCCTGGCTGCATTCTTCGCCGGTTTCTTGGTGGGCCTTGGCCCACGCGGCGAATGCTGGGGTTACTCGGGCTTCGACCATTGCGCTGTCCCGGTCCTCGGGCTGGATCGAAACGAACTCGATTTCGTCTGTGTCGGGTGCGCCCAAAGCTTTGAGAGCGGCGCGCTCGATTTCGCGGAGTTCTGGGCTGTCCTGCAGATAGAAGCCGTCCTTGTCGGTGGCCTCGTTCACTTGAAGCCAACCGAAATCCACATTCGCTGGTTCTGTCATGGAAGGCACCCCTCTTCGAGCTTTTGTTCCATACGCTTTATGTGGGCGAGAATGGCGGGGCTGTGGTTTTTCTTGGCCTTATAGAGGTCGTGAAGGAGGTCGAGAAAGTCCGCTATTTCGCGACATTCTTGCTTAGTCAGTTTCATTGTTCGTGCTCCGTTCGGGTCCGCGGATTCGGACCGTGGGCCAATTATAACACGGGGGCGCGGCGCTGTCAAGCCAATTTTCGATGGCGGACTTGGAATACGCAGCAGCCCCTCAATCTCTTCCTACCACTCTTTACTACCCTGTGGGGGGGGAGTTTTTACATGTGGGGAAAAAGGGAGGGGCACAATAAGGGAGGTGTGTGTAAAAAAGGGGGAACGATTCGGGGCCGCTGCCTGCTAGGAAACAGTGGTAGGAAGAGGCTATGCGTATGGCCCGAGGACGTTCGGGCTTTGGCTTACGCTGCGAAGCGTTTAGCTCGCATAATGCGAAGCGCCTCGCGCGGCGAACCACGAAGCTATACTTGACAGACCATGCGCGGCGCGGCTGTCAAGGTATTTTTCGCTACTTCTAGTGCGAAGCTTTTCGTCGCAGCGAGGCGTTTCGTGTTCATGAATATCGAAGCACAACTTGACGAGCGCTGCGCGTCGTGTTACACTGGCGCGTCAACAATGGAGAGCGAAATGTACGATTTTCTTGCTGTCGCTGAAATCTGGCGTGCGTACTTCGACGGGGCGATTTCGATGGTGAAGCGGGATCGCCTTCTGGCACCGTTTCGTGCGGCGCTCATAGCTTCTCGATAGTCTTCCACCCCCGGCGCTTCCACGCCGGGGGTTTTTTCGTGCTCGGGCGAAACGTTTCGCCTTGTGGCGTACGAAAAAGGGCGGGCCGCGAGGCCCGCCCCGTCTTCGTTAGTGGGCGTATTTCGCCACCCACTCGGCGGGCGCTTCGATCTCTTCGCCGTCCGCCGTCTTCAGGAGCATCGCTTCCGCCACGACCCGCTGGAGGGCGAGGCGACCGGTCATTCGGAGCCTGCCTTCCCAGCCCTTGTTGCGGTTCGTCCAGCGGGAGTGGTCCACGCCATTCGCGTCCAGCAGGGCCAAGAACCGCTCGATCGAGATCCGGTCCTTGTCGTCGAGGCATTCGCCGGCGATGTTCTGCGCCAGCCAGTCCCACGCGCTCCGCTGCGCCGCCTTCCGCTTCAGACCGGCACCCGCCGCGCGCTCCGCATATCGCTTCTTGTATGCGGTCTTCACGACCGAGTTCGCCTTGGCGTTGTCCGCTTGGACTTCCGCGTGGACTTCGACCGGTGCCGCTGGGGCTTCTGCCTGCGCGATCGCCTCTTCGACCACGATCGCCTCTGCCGCCTTGTTTCGCTTCGCCATTGTCGTTCTCTCCTCGGGACGGGCCGCCCCCTCGGGGCAGTCGCCTCGTCCCATGCGCAACAATACCACGCCGCGATCGCGCTGTCCAGCAACCGACAGTTGTACACGACCCGATTGTAGGACCAGAGTCCTAAGTTGTATCCTGCAAGCGCCGTGCCAACCGAGATAGGACCTTCGTCCTACAACTAGGACCGCGTTCCTACAACTCGCGGTTGAACCCCCCAAACCCGCTTACAACCGAAGGTTGTAAGCGGGGACCCGTTTCGACGCTGAACGCCTCGAAGCGCGCGTATACCTGCACGTCACTTGACACCTCCCCATTCGCTGTGCTATACTCCCCAATCATTTCAACGGAGTGCGCAAATGGCTGGACCGTATGATCATTATATTGGCAAGCTTTGGCCGGGTGCCTATGGTTGGCTGCCATTGGATGAAGCTGGGACCCCTATTGGCCCCGCTCACCCCAATCCCCCGACGGAAGGGTCCGAGCAGCCTGCCTGTCATGTTTTGGCTAACCCTAAGATCCCATTGGGCGACGAAGATGCACTTATAACTTCTACTGGTGCGCCTATTACAGACCATATGACATCCAACGTGGACAAGCGCGCCGACTATGACCAGATGTACAAATCCGCGCCTAAACCAACTGGATTCGACGAGTCGGATTCCCGAGAAAATACTATTCGGCACCGTTCGGACCGGTAGTATATAGTATTCGGTTATCTTGACACGCGCCCGCCCGCGTGGTAGTATAAATGTGTGCACACTTAACCCTCTCTAGGGAGAATTCGTTATGGCTGACAAGACACCCGAGCAGCAACAGAAGGAAATGGAGCAGACTCGTAAAGACAACGAGGAGCGCGCCAAGAAGCAGCAGGAAGAGCAGCGCAAACAGCAAGAAGAGCAGAAAAAGCGCGAGGAAGAAACTAAGCGCCAGCAACAACCCGGCCAGCAACAGTCCAAGCCGAAGGGTTCCACCGGGAAGGTGAGCACCTATTCGGCGACGCAAGGCGAGGCACTTCCCACCCAAGATCCTCGTGGTGACCGGATGTTCAAGCCGGAGGAAATTAAGGAATTCGCTGGCGATCTTATGCCCGGTGAATTGGGATGGGTCGACCTCAGCGAAGAGGGAACACCCGAAGGACCGGCCAAGCGAGACATCCCGGACCAGGACGAAGTAGTCGCGAGAGTGTACGTATCACCGAAGGCGGCGTGGGACGATGTGGTAACCCCATCTGGGGCACCCATTACACGTTTCATGAATCCGGAGCCATCCCTTTGGGATGAGGGCATGCGGCTCCGCAACCCGGTGCCGAAAGAGGACCGGCAGAAGGGCCAGCAATACCGTCAACCCGCTGGCGGCGGCGTAATTAACCAGCCCGTAACGGCCTAAGTGGACGACAGGGATAACATCCCAAATGACCTGGTGGCCTTGCCGACTATGCCATATTCGGAGAGGCCACCAGAACTTCCGCTGGACCCGGAAGAATGTCGGACTGCTATTTGGATGGCCGCAGGGAATATAACCCAGGCGGCTAAGCTACTTAAAATAACTAGCATTCGGTTAAGAAATTTTGTAAAGAAATCGCCGTATCTATCCTCGGAAATGCAAGAAGCAGCCGACCGGGTGGTGGATATAGCGGAAGCGAATGTACTTGACGCATTGCAAGATGAACAAGACCCTTCTCGGCGCGACACGATGAGCAGATTCGTTCTAACGAATATCGGGAAGCATCGCGGATGGGGTACCGGAGGCCCCAACGTGAACGTGAAGAACTCGCCGGGTGGAACGATTGTCGTCCAATGGGCGGATGGAACATCCTTTGGGAATGAACCTAAAGAGATTGAAGGAGAAGTAATCGATGAGTCAAGCGCAGCCTGAGGGTTCGGACAGGTGGGGAAGCATCGGAGCGGTGCGTGTTCGCGAGAGTTTCAACCCATCCCAGGATAATATGGTAGACAAAATTAAAAGATATTCCGCCGATCTGATCGATCTGTGTGAGGAACACAAGCATATGGACCCGCGCTTAGCTGCGCTGGCCCAGACTGCCTACGAAGAAGCAGCAATGTGGGCGGTGAAATTGGTGACCACACCAAAACCATGATACAAACCGCTTCCCGAGAAGAGGAAGTTCCGAGGATAACTATCCCGTATGTGCCAAGGGAGCACTTTAAAGCGCTGCACAACTCAGATAAAAGGTGGATATTCGCCGTGGCGCATCGGCGAGCCGGAAAGACGGTCGCGCTATGCAATCAGATAATCCGAAAGGCCCTAGAGAATCAGCGCACGTTTCCACCACCCCGTTATGGGTACATTGGTCCTACCTTTGCGCAGGCCAAGGACCTAGTTTGGGGGTATTTCAAACACTACACTTCGGTCCTACCAAAGGTGAAAGTTACAGAAGGGGACTTACAAATTATACTACCCAATGGGGCTATGATAAACCTATACGGCGGAAGTGCAGCTTATGAAAGGATGAGGGGCTTGTACTTCGATGGAGTGGTCGCTGATGAGTATCCTCTTCTTAATCCTACTATGTTGGGGAGTGTTATTCGTCCTTGTTTGGCAGATTATCAAGGATGGGCCGTAATTTCGGGAACGTCCAACGGCGACGACCATTTCCACGATTTGAAAAAGCGCGCCGAGCAGGAAAATAGCGGTTGGGAGATATTCAGCATACCCGTCGATCAGACCGACGCGCTGGATCCGCTCGAAGTAGCGGAAATGCGGAAGGATATGACGGCGGACGAGTTCGCCCGCGAAATGATGTGCAGCTTCGACGCGCCGATCGAAGGCAGCTATTACGGCGAAGTAATGAACGATATCCAGATGGCGGGGCAGATTACTGGGGTCCCGTACGATCCGAACGCGCTCGTATTTACGGCCTGGGATTTGGGTATCGATGATGAAACTGTCATATGGTTCTATCAGCGTTGCGGCAGGGAAATTCATGTGATCGATCTATACCAGAATACGGGCAAGGGCCTAGATCATTATGTGGCTCAGATTAAATCAAAGCCTTATTCCTATGGTTGCCATATACTTCCTCACGATATTAAAGCTCGTGAACTTGGAACCGGGGTGGCACGAAAAGAAGTATTGGACAACATGCTACCTGGAGTGTTTGTTTGTCCTGACCACAAAGTTGAGGACGGGATATTGGCTACGCGCGCCGCAATCCGAACAATGTGGTTCGACAAGGTACGCTGCGAGGCCGGAATCATGGCGCTCCGCAACTACCACAAGACGGGGACGGGGAAACCGCTCCACAATTGGGCCTCGCATCTCGCAGACGCCATGCGAATAGGGTCTGTCGCGATGGGCATGATTATGCACATGGTCGGCGGCACCAATGTGGTGGGAATTGGGGCTGGAGCGCTAAGACGAAATCTCAGACGCACCAGTAATGGTGTTCCTAGGAGGTACAGATGAACGTCGTAACCCCAGGACAAGGCATTGCGGGTACATTGGCCGATCCGCAAGAACTGGAGCGGATATTCGGAGGTACCGATGTTGGTGCCTATGCCGACGAACCCACCGAGAGCGCGGAGGGGGACGAAAGCGTATATGCCGCGACTGTTCGGGCGATGATCGACGACGCCAAGAGCTTTGAGGAGAGCGTCCTCGCTCCGGATCGAGACGAAAATTTGCACTTCTTCTACGGTGAATACCCCGAGCAGGAGGGGGAAGGAAAGTCGTCGGCGGTGTCGACCGATTTCCGGGATACCGTTATGGCTATCTTACCATCCTTGATGCGCATTTTCACCTCATCCGAGCGCATCGTGAATTGCGCGCCGAATAGCCAAGGCCAGGAGGAAATGGCCAAGCAGTGCACGGACTATCTCAATTATATCCTTTGGGAGGATAACGACGGGTTCCTAATTATCCACGATATTATCAAGGACGCCCTACGGTGCAAGACGGGTGTCGTGACATGGTACACAGACAAAGTGGATCATGTTACGGAGCAGGAATTCTCCAATCTGACCATGGATCAAGTACAGTTCCTGATCCAAGAAAATCCGAGCATCCAAGTGCTGGATAAGGAGATGGATCCGCAATATCCCGGTATCCTTAAGACCCTTCGGGTGCGCTTCACGAAGTCCCAGCCCCTTACGAAAGTCGAGTCGGTGCCGTTGGAGGAGTTCCGGATATCTCGGAAGGCCAAAGACGTGGAAAATGCGCCGCTGATCGGCCACGACCAAGTTATTAACGTGTCTCATTTGGTCGAGCAGGGGTATTCCCTGGAGGAATTGGGCGAGCATCTCGACGCGAAGATTCACGATTTCTCCACGGACCGCTTATTTCGGAATAGCGGGCTGGACCAAGGCGATCTTACGGATGCTTGGGACATTCGGTATGGCTGTTACTATATTCGGATCGACAAGGATGGAGACGGGATTGCCGAACTACGACAGATTAAAACCATCGGAGATAATCACCATATTATTAGTGATGAAGTGGTGGATCATGCTAATTTTGCTGTTTGGTGTCCTGATCCTGAGCCTCATACTCTGGTAGGGGATACCCCGGCTGACCTCGTAAAAGATATACAAACGATTAAGACGAATATGCTCCGGGGGTCTTTGGACTCCCTCGCACAGGCTATTTGGCCTCGGACGGTATTCAACCAGACCACGACAAATACAGACGACGTTCTTAACGACGAGATAGGCGCTCCGATTCGCACCACGGGTTCTCCGTCCGATTCGGTGATGTCAATCAACCACAACTTTGTGGGCCAGCCCGTCTTCCAAATGTTCCAGGTTATGGAGCAACTCCGACAGTCTCGCACGGGTATTTCGGATGCGTCGAAGGGGGTTGATCCGAAAGCTCTGCAGTCCACGAACCAGACCGGAGTGGACGCAATTGTTCAAGGAGCGCAGGAACGCATCGAACTATGCGCCCGCATCCTCGCTGAAACCGGTATGAAGCAGCTTTTCAAGGGGCTGCTGCGCGAGATAGTCAATCACCCCAATCAGAAGCGCACTATCCAGCTTCGAGGTAAGTGGACGGAGGTAAACCCCTCTACCTACGACCCCACCATGCGGATTTCGGTCAACCCGACCCTCGGGAAGGGTTCGGATACGACCCGGTTAATGGTTCTGCAGGACGTGAAGCAGACCCAGACCGCCATCATGACCCAATTCGGTGTGGAGAACCCGCTATGTGGTGTCGAAGAGTTCCGGAATACTCTTACGGATATATTAGCTATTGCGAATGTCAAAAACGTGGGGAGGTACTACCGGGAGATTACTCCAGAGATTGTGCAAAAAATCGCTTCAACCCCGAAGGAGCCGGATGCCGCTACGCTATTGGCCCAATCAGCCATGGAGAAGAACCGCGTTACGATGGCTACACAAATATCTGAGTCGAATTTCAACGATCGCAAACTGCGCGTCGACGATGATTTTCGTCGCGACCAGATGATCGTGAAGGGTATTCTCGATGCGGCCAAAATCGAAGCCCAGTTCCAAGTGGACGTTAACGAGGCTGAATTCGAGGCAGAGAACACGCCGATTCAAAGCGAAGTACCGCCGCTTCAGTTACCGCCTTATGCGCAGCAATTGATGGGAGGAATGAGTGGAGCAGGACCACCAGGACCAGAAGCATCGCCTGGACCAGTTGGACCCGAAGCCCCGCCTGTCTGATTATGAAATCGACGAGCGGGCTGCGGAAGCACAAGCTATTTTAGACAATCCAGTGTTTGTGGATGCGTTGGATGATGTATATTCCAGATCCCTGGGAATACTAGTGAATGCTGACGTGGGTAGCTTGACAGCTAGTACGGCGCATGCTAGTATAAAGGCCATCCGTGATATAAAGGAACAACTAAAAGAGTATGTTACGGATAAGCGAATGCGTCAGCGTTTTGGTAAGTAAGGGGGTTTTATGCCGGAAGATGGGCTAGACAAAGCTGCTGCTGCGTTCGACGCAGTTATTGCCACCGATCCTGGCAAATCAGCAGTTAAGCCTGGCAAGGCTGCGCCCACAGATACCCTTTTTAAGAATGTTGGCGAACTCGATGGCGACACCGAGTCGAAAGGCGGCGGTGACGATGATCCTGATCCTGATCCGGAGGTAGCTATCTATGGCGATTCCAAGGATTCCAAGAGGAATAAAGCCGATACAGGGGATTCTGACGAAGAGGATGAATCTGCTGAAGACAGCGGAGACGAATCTGAGTCCGGAGACGGAGATGGTGAAGATGGAGAGGGAGGCGAAGAAGAAAAAGCCTCCAATCCTGAAGTTCTCGAGCAAAAAGTTGAAGTTACCGTCGATGGGGAACCTGTAGAGGTTACCGTCAAGGAGGCCCTCGAGGGTTACGTTCGGACTGAGACATTCCACAGGCGAATGAACCAGCTGGACGAGGCTAAGAAGATTGTTCGCCGTGCTGCTAATGACGCCGTTCAGAATTACGAATATTCTATGAACGTCGCGAAGCAGATGGAAGAACATATGAAGCAAATCATCCCGCC